TGAATAGAGTTCCAAAACCAATAATGGTCCTCCTCAGAATCTCGTTGTAAAAGTATTCAAACATGATTAACTTGGTTTACTGATCAGCAATAAAATTATTTAGGGCATTCCAAATGGGTTCTGCTCAGTGAAGTCCAGAATGGCGTCTGCTTCGGTCTCTATGTCAAAATTATCTGCGTATGGATCGTTATCAATTGTCTTATCAATAACCCTCAGAGTTCTTGTTGCTCCAGAATTTGTGCCAGTTAAGGTCTCTCCAGCAGCAAACGATCCAGATACAGAAGCAACTTCAAGAACATTTGTCGTAGAATTCCAAGATCTAACTCTTGCAGTTACTCCAGTTGTAGATCCAGTAACTACTTCATTAAACAAGAAGTTTCCGGTGTTTGATCCACCGGTTGGTGCAGCAATGGAGACCGTGGGAGCAAATGAATATCCAAGTCCGGCATTCGTCAGATAAACGTTTGTAATAGTTCCTGCAGCACTTACAACTGCTGTTGCTGTTGCACTTGCGGTAGTCACACCTGTCTGGAATACTTCATTTGTAAAGGAGACCACAGGATTACTAATATATCCTCCACCAGCATTTGTTAATGTCACAATACCAACTACTGCATCACCAATAGTTGTGGTTGCAGCTGCACCAACACCTAATCCATCCGTAGTGCTAAACGTTACTGATGGAGCAACAGTATATCCAGATCCTGCATTAGCAACATTGATTCCCTGAACTGATTGCAAACTAGGATTTGCATTTAAATTGCAAACATTAATACCACCAATCATTGTTGCAATACCAACTGCAGTAACTCCACCAGACGGAGCAGCAGAAACATTTACCGTTGGAATCTTTGCATATCCACCACCTCTATTTGTGATAGTAAAGAATCTTACACCACCATCTACCAGACCTACCGTTGCTGCAGCACCAACTGCATCTCCAACCATTGTAAGTGTCTGTGTAATACCCTGAATAGTGCTGATACCGTCATCGGTTATTCCATCAGATTCATCACCGATCAACTCATTGTCAATCTCATCAATTCCAGTAGCAATAACCTCATCCTGATACTGGAAGAGTTCGCAATAGAGTTCATAAACATAAAGACTCTGCAATTGATAATATGGTTTTGCATATTCGATGTCTTTAATTTCATAAAGACGATCATCCAATGGGAACCAAATTAAATCTCCACCCTTAGGACGAGTGGAAAGTTTTACGTTTGATTTTCCCTGAATCAGTGGAGTGATATAATTTTCATATCTTTCTCTTGATATGATAAGTCTTACTTCATCTTTTGACTCAATACCAAACTTGGATAATACATCACCAGCACCAGAGTATGCATCATAGTTGTCAACATATGCTTCAATTGGCAATGCATCATCAAACTTAGATTGCACAACTTCTCTAATGACAGTGTTTTCTGCCATGTATTTTCTTGGGATGTAGTAGATGTCAACACCATACATCCTCAACTGTTCGTTGATCAGATCCTGAACAAGATTCTGTTCAGAAGAAGTGCCTTGAGTGAAGAAAGGATTTAAAACCATCAGCCTATCATGTCAAGTGGGGGAAGTTCATAAGTGCTCGACATTACCTCTCTGATTTTATCTAGTTCTTTCTCTGCATCATCATATATTTGTCTGCCATTCAGTTCGATACCACCTGGAAGTTTAACTCCCTGGAACTTAATTAAGTTCTGCCCCCACTGTCTCTTGATAAGTGCTGTCAGATAACGCTTCAGGAAACTGTCGTTATAAACTCTTGGGAAATCGTTGGGATTAAGTAATCTATAACAATCAATAACCAAGTAATCATCTACACTGACACTGGCCCAGTCAATATCCAAGTAAAGTCTATCTTGTCTTATATTAAATCTAATTTGCTTCTGTGTTGTCAATGCAAAGTCAATATCCTCAAGATATCTCTTTGTCATTGCATAGGTCAAAATTTCTGTCGATCCAAAGTAGTAAATATCATTCAAGAATAACTGATACTTAATACTAAACATGTTGTTGGTGGTTGTGTTAGAACCATCAAAGTGATATATCTTCGTTATACCTAAAACTTCTGGGGGAACTTGCAAGTAGTTGCTATTCTCCTCAAATGAAAATGATACAGACTGTCCGTCAATCGTAGAACTTGCAGTTGTAGTTACGATACCGATAGGGTTGTTTCCACCTCTACCTCTTCCCCTATCAATATCTGCTTGAGTTATTTTATACTTTAGGAACGTATTGGTTGTACCGTCATAGTCGCGTTCCTGGAACACCTGGAGGGCATCATCAACCAGGTCATCGATCTGCTCATCGGCAACGTTAATCTCCAATACAGGAGCACCTAGCTGCCTCTTACAGTACGCAATTAATTCTGATCTACTTGCTGGTTGAGCCATTTATTCACCAGTTTCCTATGTGTATTTATGGTGCTGCTGATACTGCAGGTACTACCATCACATTACCATTGACGAGGGTGTATATTGTAGACCCGCTACTTACTAAAACATCATACATATATCTTCCCTGCTCTAAGTTTCTGGTTGCAGTGGATCCCAAAGATATTTGCAACTTACCACCTAATGCACTTGTAATTCCTACAGTAAATGATGTAGTAATTCCAAGTGTTGCTCCAACGGCAACACTTTTTGATATCGCGGCAGATCCAGAGTAACTAGTAAAATCAAATGCTGAATTAGAGTTATCTGTGACATTAAATGTGGTATCAAAGTTTGATCCACCGTAAATTGTCAGATTAACCGCATACGGAACTCCTGTATCTGGATCGAAAGTAATATTTTTAGATGCCATCTAGTTATCCTATGATTGCGATTGTTTCCTGCTGTTTATAATATAATTTTGCAAAAGACTTTGCAATATTCTTTAGCATTTCACGATCATCACAACTATCTATCTCAGCGGCAATCTTTTGATATGCAAAAGATTTTTCCAAACCCTTTATCTCAATATCATTTGGATCCATTGATTAACTCCTTTAGTAACGACTTAATTTCATCAAGTTCATTCTTGACATTAGCAAGATCTTCTTCCATTGTCTGTACTTTTTGATTCTTTTCATTCTTAGCATTGCGGCTAGCAATGTAGTGTTCATAGGATACTTTATTTACATTAATTATATTATTGGTATTGGGATCTCTTGCGAGATCCTTATGACCTTTTTCGGTGTAAATATCCATATTATGCTAAAGCAATTACTCTAAGATTTCTCATTTGAGGTACTAGTACCTGATTTGTAGATGTCATGACGAGTTTGATACGATAAGTTCTAAAGGAAGGAAGATTATCAGCAGTAAATACATGCTCTACAAATTCAGAATCCTCAACACTGAACCCTCTTCTAGAAGAAGTTGGTACAAGCGTATCAGTTCTTCCATCACTGTCTGCTTCATCAATCACCAGTCCTCTTGTATCTAAATTCAGATAACCTGGGAATGGTGTGAAGACCGAATCAAGTCCAGGTTCAGATGCGATTGCATAGAATGCTCTGATGTCTGCACCTGTTGGAATATGTGCATCAGTAATAATCTTAATGGAAGTTGCAGGATTCTCAAGGGTAATCTCTTTAGAGAGATACTGACATGCGCTGGGATCATCTTGTATAGTATTTACTCTAGGATCAGTTGCATAGTTTGCAACTTCAGAATTGACTCTGTTTGATACTGCATAAACGCTACATCTTTGGAGTTCAATCTGAGGACTCAACTTAGTATTAGTTGTTCCAAGGAAAAGTCTCATTTGCATGGACTTATTACCCTCAATAGAATCCAACTTACGATCCTCATTAACCTTAGAGAAGATCGCTCTAGTACTATCAAGATAATTATTGGTATTTAAGACAACATCCTCAAAACCAGTGTTAACATAAGGAATTTCAGTTCCACTGATACTCTGTGTAGTAACAGTTCTTATCTGAGCAGAAAGTGTTGTTCCCTCTACAGTAACATTGTGGACGGATGGTTTAATAATCTCGAATGGAATGTTCTTGGTTGCCTTGACATTGCTTCCACCAGTAGACTTAGATGCATTAACAAACAGTTTGGGGAAAGAAGTTCCCACTGATCTATCTGCATTATCATTAACTCCAATGGTTCCAAACTTCTCAGACATATCAAGTTTGATGTGATACGAATCTAAGGTAATTGGATCCGCAGCAGTTACATCATTAAGATCATGGGTCTTGTTAATTCTAGCCAAACTTACTCCACCAAGTTCATACTTATAGACTGGAGTATCGACTGGATATGTCTTTGGATTTTCTCCTCTAGAAATACTACCACCAATCGTCGATGACGTTGTGGAAGTATACTCAATAATTTCTTCTCCGATGAGAAGTAATCCAGTATTTGTAGCAGCAACACCTACATTCTCAAATGTAGCAAATCTATCACCGCTTCCAGATGAAACCTGAATAGGATCTGTTGATGACTTAGAATATTCGGCAGTCAACCTGGTGGGTTTAACATCAGGAAGAACTCCAAAGATTCTAACAGCATTGTCTGCAAAGTTCATTCCATGGTTTACATGATTGACCTTGATGTGCAGACCATCGGAAATAGTTGTAATTCCAGTGGATGGAATTGTTACATCTCCTCCATGATCACTATTGAGTTCTCTTTCAGCACCAGTGCTATCAAAGAAGCGAATTGTTCCAGCAGCACCAGTGATAAATTCACCTTGGACATTACCAATTATGAGTTGCGAAGTTAATCCAATACCAGCAAGAGTAAATCTTGCGTTTCTTCCTACATTTGCAGCACCGATAGCATCGATGGTAACAACATCGCCAACTTGATATCCATTACCACCAGCATTACTAATTGTTGCCGCAACAGCGACTCCATTATCAATATGAATATCAGCAGTTGCTCCAGATCCAGATCCAGAAATAGAAATCAGATTGACACCATTAAATGTCTGATACCCACCATTAGCAGGAGTATACCCAACACCTGGATTAGTAACAGTCAATGTTCCGGTTGCACTAGCAGCAACTCCTACCAGATTGCCCTCGGCAATTCTGTTAGTTGGAGTTCCTTGGAAGAATGTATTTCCAAGGACATAGCGATTATCTGCAACAGTTGTTCCAAGTCCAACGCGAATTTCGTTTGAAGAGATATTCAGTGGATTTGGTCTGAGGTTTGCGATTTGCTTATTACCTTCAGAGAGTTCAGGACTGTAAAGATCAACAGATCCAGACTCTACGAAGTCTGCTCTATAGAGAGTAAACTTAAGGTCTTCCCACTGACTTGCTTCCCAAGTAGATGCGTTCTGTGACTTAAACAGTGATCCAAGAGTTGGTTGGTTAGAAATATATGTATCTGTTAGAATATCATTTTCTCCAACTCTGGAGATGTAAACGCTATACTTAGTTGAGTTTGAGATCAGACAAATAGCATATTCTTTACCACCCTCAAGATAAACCGGAGCAGCAAATTCAAACGTAGTTGCTACAGATCCATCAGTAGAAGTATTAACATCCTGTGGATAGATAAGAACTTCTGATAGGTCAAAATATTTGGCAGTTGGGAAACCATTATCCATGGTTCTGATCTGCATTCTAACCGGTGTATTACCATCATCTTTGGTGCGGAAGAATACGTCACATTTGGTTATGAAGATACCTTCAGGATCTGTCTGACTGTCAACCAAGAAAGATTGTGCCAGAGGATCGTACCAACCAACAATAGACTCACTTACATTTGCTGGACCCAGATTTCTGGTTGCTACAACTTCAGTGTCAACAGTTCTATTGACAAGTTCATCCTCAAATAACTTCTTCTGCTCAATCTTAGCATTTCTAATAGAGAGAATTTGATCCTGAACTGTTTCGATAGTTCCCGAAGTTGGATATGCTTCTTCACCAACAGTTGTAGCAGCATCTTGATCGTTGTCGGGATCATTTGTCAATGTAAAGACATTAGTTCCTGTCTTAAAGTTTGGATTATCTCCATTATCAGGATCTGGAATGAAGAGACTTCCTAACAAGGCAGAAGATCTATCTGTAATTAATCTTACATTAGTTACTTCTGCTTCTGCTCCACTGGTTCCTCCAGTAAGAATCATTCCGGTTTGAATATAACCGAAGAAATCTCCTTGTGGTTGATCTGCAAGAGAATATGTATCTACGTTCAGAATAGTTGAGGTAGAAGAATATACCTCAGGAATTACTCCACCATCAACGTATGGATTATCAGGATAAACTTCTGTTGGGGAATTGTAATCACCTCTTCTGTGATTTGACTGAGCAACTCTGAAGTTAATTCTAGGATCAGTGTCTCTGCCTTCATCACCAAGTCCTCTGGTGATAACTCTACCTTGAACAGTTTCTCCAACCTGGAATACTCCAGACTTCATACTAATCTCAATAATTTTAGGAACACAATACTTAGTGACATCCTTTCCATCAAAGAAAGCATAGATTTGAGTGCTTGGTTTTAAGTTTGCTGCATAGAACTCAACGTTTCTCGATCTTACGGTAGAGATGATTTCAGTACTAAGAACTTTATCACCAACAGAAACTTCATCGAAGGTTTCAACAACATGATATTGAGTGCCTGTTCTCTCTTTGATTCCACTCTCCGTCGTTTCGATTATAGTTTCTTCAATTGGTTGAGTAGTGGTCTGTTGCACCCAAGCAGCAGGTCCACCGCTACCACCATTAATCCATCCTCCACGACCAAATGTATGTGTATTACTTCTGGTGGATCTTCTAGTAGTAACATCCTCAGAGAATGTACCAGACCAATTAGTTTCCCAAGAATTCCATACCTGAGGGGCAAATCCTGTTTCAGGATCCACTCCAAACTTTTCTTCAGCCTCAGACATAATCTGAGAGTAATTACCAATAGTATCAATCGTTCTTGCTTCTACTCTATTTTGAGTAACCCAGTTATCAGACGCTGGTGTCAATACAATAGTTCCTTGCCAGAAACTAATCAAGAAAGGTGTTACACTTTCAGTTCTAGTTGCCAGTGTTTGTGTAATATATTCGAGTTCTGAGTAATCAAGACTCAAAATATCATTCTGTTTTCTAACGTTTGTTCCCTCAACGACAGAATTTCTCTTGTCTGCTGTGGGATCTACATCAACAACGGGTCCAGTTGTTAGGTTAAACGAATTAGTATTGTGCTTAGGTCTGAAAATTTGATTTGACTGATCAATACTATTGTTTCTCCCATGATTCATATCTTGGGTTGCAAAACTGGTAAAATTATCTACAAAGAATCCTGACTTAAATCTATTAAGACCCGAACCATCAGGAATAAATTGATTTGCTGTAGATGTCTCCAGTAATGTTAGTTGAGTATAATACTCTAAGTTTCTAATTCTATCCTCAAGTTTTTTGATATCCTTCATTTGATATCTCTTGTACTTCAGGAAATTAATGGATGCCTGCTGTACGTTATGAAGATATGGAGGATATGTTATTTCAGCAATTTCGATCGCATTATCTGGAGATTCAGGTTTTGCTCTTCTAGGATCATCTGAAGGAGTTCCAAACTTCATCTGGAACTTACCATCCTTATGCAAGTAAAGTCTATCAACTCTTCCTTGGTAATATGAATAATCTAAGAAAATTGTTTCATTAGATGCCAAGATACTGGGAACAGAATTTCCCGCTGCATTGAAAGATCTTCCAAGAAATTCTAATGGGGATCTTAGAGATTCAGCAACGGTGTATTCATTAACTCTTGGTCTTAAATCAATAATATCCGTGTTCATTACTCGGTTTATTGATTTAACCTCTGTAGAATAATTGAAGTCATTATATGATTCTACAGTTACAATATCACCATCATCAGATGAATCGAATGAAGCACTCTTATAATAAACTTTTATCTTACTATTTGGAGTACTAGAATTTGCAGTTCTCTTCAGGAAACCATAATCATATACTGTATTTTTCTGTCCCGATGAGAATGTATAATTAGATGAGATGTTAAATGAGGTAGTATCTAAAGAACTAACTCCTCCAGTAATCGAAGATTCTTGGAATTCTACTGATTCTCCCTCAACAAATTTAAAATTATTCTTGGGCAGATATCTTACAGTAGAGGTGTCCTTAACCTCCGCAAATACTGCAACAGCACCACTTGTCTGACCAATCATTAATTCGCCAACAATCATGTCGCCAGTTGTAGCACTAGGTCCATTTAATTGTGTCAGTGCCATCTCTGGTGCGCCAAAATTGGCACTTGTCAGAGATACATCTGATGTTTCATAAATTCCATGAATTTCAATGATATCTGGATCATTTAATGAAATTATTTCATCTTGAAGTCTAGTTCCAAATGGGAAGTTACCATAAGTCAATCCATCATTTGCTGTTGTTGTTCCAATTCCAGAAGATGGGTTTATTGACTTATCAACAACCAGTGATTTGACTCTATTATTAACCTTTTTCTTTGCCTTGGGTTTTGTCTTTTCTACAGTGACAATTAGTTGAGCACCTTCATTATTTGACCCCAATCCTCTAATCTGAAGTTCTCTACGATCTGCAGAGAAACCAAACTTATCAGAAGAAAGAGATTCGGTTGACCCATCAGATCTAATAAGAGCATATCTCTCATCACTATATGTAAGATATGTCTCACCTACAGGCAATGTAATTGCTGCCGTGCTTGTAGAATCTAATTGGTTATTAGCAATTGTTACACTAAATGTTTTTCTAATCTGTATTCTACCATCAGTAAGATCAACAGACGAAATATGCTGTTGTGGTAATTGAGTAAAGAGGGTATTATCGGAGGAAGGATCTAATTGAGTTGTAACAATCTCAAGATCAGAAGTTGTAAAACTGGAAGTAGGAAGTGCTCCATCAACAGTTCCAGTTATAGTTGATACTCCAGATACAGTAACTTGTCTTGCTGCAGTTACAATTCCAACAACCCTAGCCATGATTGGATCATCTGAGGTTGTTGGATCTGAATATTGAACCAGATTATTTACTTTTAAGTTTCCTGGGAAGTTTTTATTAGAACTTGTAATAGTGCTGATACCGGTTACCAGGTTAATAGCACTAATAGAAGAAACGCCAATAATGCTAGAAGTTGTCTGTACTACGTTTGCACTAAACGTGTTAATACCTGCAATAGCATCACCATTAGTCCCAGCAGCAATTCCAGTATTAGAATATACTGATTTTACATCAGATATTCCAAATGCATTAATGCTAGTAACAGTTCTGTTGATAGATACTGCCTGAGTAGAAATTCCACTAGTAATAACAAGAACTTCATTGTTGATGAAGTCTCCTTTTTTATCATATACAGTTAAAGCAGTTCCTGCATTTACAGGACTTCTTAAGAATGCAGTTGCTCCACTACTATTACCTTTAACATATGCAGGAACTTGCAATTCAGTAGCCTGGTTGATTATCAACTCAGTATATGGTTGTACGTCATACATTGACATACCCCACTCATTCTCATCTGGGAATGAAGAGTTATAAGAACCAGATTCTAATCTAAAATCAAATACTCTTGCTAATCCAATTTCTTTTCCTGCGGCAGTTTCTGCAGCATCTACTCTTTGATCTCTCAGACTTAGAATAAAAGTATTTCCAACACCTACAGTTGGTGCTCTATGAACAGCATTGAGTTTTAATGTGGGTCCAGTGTTGTATGGGAGAAACTGATCCTCAATAGTTCTGGTTGTTCTTGGTTTTGCTACATCGATGAAAGTTGGGCTGATTGTTTCTACTTCATATCCCTTGACATATGCTTTACCTGGGGATATTCTAAGAACTGATAAATCATCGGCAGGAGTAGATCCACCTGCAGTGAATTGACCCTCTTCATATAAACCCTGGTTACCAAGATTATTGTTCAGTGAATTTACGAGAGAAATATTAAATGGTTTTACAATATAATGACCACTTTCGTCATATGTTCTTCTTGCTAACACGTCGGTGAGATCGTCATAGAAGACGCTTCCACCAGGTCTTGTGCTTCCTCTTCTAGTTGGTGTCTGCAAGACACCATTAATGACAGTTCCTAAAAGAATGAAATTATCGTCATTAAAATCATCAAGTGCTTTTTTAAACAGACTTACCGAAATCTTAAGTCTATCTGCACCTGGAGCGCCATAATTATTAAATCCCTGAGAATTATCGTTCAGAGATTCGTCGGTATTTGAGTTTACGATCTCTTCATTGACAAAGAGACCAATTCTGTAACTTGGAGTATTTGAATATTGATCTAATACTAAAGATTCTTTGTTTACGTTTACAAAGTGTCCACGAATGAAGTATACGCCACTTTCGATTTGGAATACAGATCCAGTAGCAGTAGCATTTGATGTTAAAGTGCTTGCAAAAGGAGCTCCTGCAGGAATAGTAGAATTTCCAAGTAATCCAGAAGACAATACTTGATTACATGTCAATGATTCTCCATTTGAGAATGTCTGAGTTGTATTGTCAGTTCTAGCAGAACCTTGATACGCAATATAAAGAGTTAAATTACCTCTTTCAGAATCTGCAGAAGGAAGAATGCTGTCAACAACAGCAGTAACTCCAGAAGTTTGACCAGTAATGGTTGTTCCAACTAACTGATCTGCATATGCTTCAACAGGGACACCCTGGAAAGTATTTGTCAGTTGGACAGCATAATACAGTCTGGAATATCCAGTATTTCCTGGAATTACCTTTGCACCTTCTTTAAAAAAGTGTTGACCAAACTTTTCTACTTGATTCTGCAGAATAGACTGCAGAGTCGTTAATTCTCTTGCCTGGACAGGATATCCAGGCTTAAAAAGCACCTTGTGATAGTCGTTCGTCGCATCAAAATCGTCAAAATATGGTGCTACGTTGAGGTTAGTCTGCTGTGGCATAATTCTTTAGAACTGCAAGATAACTTTTATGTCTTCTTTTTGGTTTGACGATCTTGTGATAGATGGTCTATTATCTACGTATATAATGTTTCCAGAATGCGGTTTTACCTCTGGGGATGCAACACCTGTAGTGAAATCCATTCCAAGATAATATGTACGATTATTTATCGTGGTTTTGTTATCGCTAAACGAACTATCAATACTCAACTGCAACCCTGTTGTCGGAGTAATTGTCAGGGTTCCAGTTCCTGTAGGACTTCCAGTAAATTCTCTTAACGTGTATCCGTAGGTTGGATTTGTAATACCAATTCCTGCAGTTGTAAATCCTGCTACACTTCTATCTTGCCAGAGTTTAAGAACTCCTGTATTTTGGTCGTAATTAACAACTCTACCTACAGCAGTGATGCCAGTTCCAACTGTTTGTGTAACAAACGCATCGGCAGTAAATGTTGCCTCACTATATCCCACTCCAGTTAATTTTAGAGCAGTTACTGCACTTGCTTTATCTACAGTGAGAACGGATCCGCCCGCTGGTGAGACTGGGTTTTCTACAATACCAATTCTTGCAAATTGATTACCGGTGATGAAATCTGGATTTTCATTATCACTCTCAATTCTTGAGTACATCAATACACTATATGCACCTAACTCTCTGTAGATGTCTGCACCATGACCACCTTGTGGCGTGATAATTACATCGAAAGATGGTCTAGCGGTTCCTGTTGGAATTCCACCTGCCTCAAAATCTAAAGTACCAAAGGTGTATCCAGATCCTTGTGATGATACGGTAACTGTATCAATCTTTGAATCACCATCAATGGTAACCGTACATTCAGCACCACTTCCATCACCACTAATGGGAACTCTAGTATAGGTAACATTTGCAGTTCCTAAACCAACTCCACGGTTGAGTATATTAACAATTTTGATTGATCCGTCTACAGCATTTTCTCTAACCAATGCAGTATCATTACTGGTGCTCCAGTCTGCTGGAACTGGTATGAAGTCTGTGGAGTCAAACTTAGTAATATCTGCAGGTTTAATCGTGTAAAGGTACTTCCAAATATATCCATCACCACTAGTTCCTGCTGCCCTTGGTTCTAGATCGGTGAAAGTTGGTTCATCCAAAGATGGTCTACCGAGAGTATTCTCTGGATTGGTTCCGTTTTGGAGACAGATGTAAACTCTATAGTCGCTGTTTAAAACGTAAAAGTTTGATGTATATAAATTTGTAGATCCAGAAACAGCAGATGTATTAGATCTGCTGTAATCGTGACGGTACATATCATAGGTAGTACCAGAAGACCAGTTTCTTCTAGGAATAACCTGTCTTACATCAGAGGCATTAATCCTCTTCATTGCAATCATTGTGTCCCAATAATCATTCTCCTCATCAAAGTTATCTTTGGGAGAAGGTGGGTTATCATTCCATGTCGAAGAATAATCTGTCGGATTTGGAAGTCCGACAAAAGAATAATAGGAATTGTCTGCATTGGCAATTCCTGCGACAAAATTTTTCGCGTTTAATATTCTTACCTGATCAGTTATAATGGCAGCCATTTTTGACGGACTTTTTTACTTATTTATTACAAAAAATCATGTGAATTTTTTGAACCTTACATATTTGGTTCTGTAAACCTTGGACGAGGTAGATATACCAGTCAATCCATTTGTTCCAATTCCAGACAATGTATGTGCTGGATATGAAATGTCCTTGGTTCTTGCTTGTAAGGTAATCTTACCCCAGGAGTATTCGCCAAAGAATGGCGCGGTTGTTATTCCAGATATTCCTGAAGGAAGACTTGTAACATTTGAGAATACTCTCAAGATAGTTGTGTTTACACCTACAACACTTCTCGTATGTAGTTCTGTAGATTTGACTACATATACGCTATCGGCAAAAGAATTACCAACACCAACAACTGTCGAGTTATCAGTTCCAAGAGATGTAGTTGCTGATCCAACGTTAGAATTTCTAACGATAAAGTAATCTCCAGTAGACATTCCACTTAAAGTTACTGCTGTCCCAACGAGAGTAGTATCTCTCATAGCAGAATCATATGGAATGTGCAAATCAAAGATTACTTGATTTGCTCCACCAATAACAGTAGTTCCAAACCCAACAACAACACCGGAATCTCCAGAGTAACCAGTTGGTGGCACTTCATTAGTTTCTGTTTGCTTAGCGGGAGGGCCAATAAGAACTAATGGGG